AATTTAATTCTTGCAAAGCCCATTGGTTGTCAGAAAGCTTATCCATTTTTTTCAAAAGTGTTTTAATTGCTGTTTTGCGCTCCTTAGACATTACTTATATCCTCCACCCTTTGCTTTATATTGTTTGGCAAGTAACTGTGCCTTTCGAGCAGACCATTGACCAGCACCAGTACCTTGCACAGCCCTTGCTTTAATACGCTTAAACAAAGTCTTTCTCATGTTAGGCTTTGTATAATTACCTGCTGCATTGACCGCCATTATGGAAACTTCCCTGCATCTGGATCTGGAAACTTATTAATTTTTTCTAAGAGCATATCTAGCTCTTGCTCTTTCTGCCTTCGAAGCTTTTGACGCTCTACTCTTTGCTTATTAGTTTCAGGAGATCCACCTTCCTTAAAACTAAAACCACGTCCTATATACTGACCTAATATTTTGAGATTGTCTCTTTTACTACTAGCTCTGAAGTCATCGAACATACCCAGTTCTTTTTGAAGAACCTTTATTCTAGCTTGTATCTCTCCAAGACTATCTTCTTTAGTCTTTGGACGCAGTAAGGATTTCTTTGGTTTCTTGGCCATTACTTAGCCTTTGCTTTAAGTATCTTTCTCTTCAAAGCTGGCGGTAATGAGTTCTGTTTACCTTTTAACATAGGCTTCTTCTTCTTAGCTGGCCTACCAACCTGTGACCCGTATGTTCCTTTACCCATTGGCATTATGCTGTACTCCTCTGTTTCTTAGCTTTGTTTCTTCGGCTTATTGCTCTGGCCTTTGCCTTTGCGTCCTGTTTGCTTGAGGCTCCCCACGCTTTTAAGCTGAGAAGAAGACGGGTTGGTTTTCCCTTGCTGTCCCTTTCTGGACCGCTTGCTCCCCCCATCCTTGCTAGAAAGCTTGCCCTTCGAGGGTTGTCGCCCTTCTTTACTGGTGGCTTTAGGTTTGACCCCTGCGCCCTTGCGCTTGCTCGACCCTTTGCGTTCAATCCCCCCTTCGGATTCTGACCCTCTTTCCTCTGCCACGCTGGAGTCTTTGCCATTCCATAACCTCTTTAACCATCTAAACATAATCGACCCTTACATGAAAAAAATATTATTTCAAACGCACAAAATACTCTGTGGAAAAAAAATGAGAGTGAACGATCCCTAGCCGCAACATTATTAGGGTTTTTGGGGGCATAGGGGTTATAGATGGATGTGTACATATGCGACAGGGTAATGAGTGGTCATTGATCAGGCGTTAGCCTAAATCAATGGACACCTTGATATCACCAGCTATCTGTACCTGTGATCGATCTATGGGCTTATACCCTGCTCGATCGAGTATGTCCTTGCTCGCCTCGAGCTGCACATACTCACTCTTCGCGCCTGTAGCTAACCGCATAACCCTTGCAGCCGCAACTGTAGCATTCATACCTAACTGTTCACTCACCCTTCTCATCATATATTGCTGTACATGCGGTTGGCGTAAGGCTTTGAAAGCACTGACTCTTCCTGAGTCACCGCTTGCATAGCCAGCATCCTTTGCGGCTTGAGTGACGCTACAACCAGAGGCTACAAGTGTATCCACAAGAGCCTCTTGTTTTGGTGTCAATTTCCTATTTAGAATATCATTCATTGTACTACCTTGTAAGCCCCCCCTATAGATCCCCCCCAGAAAGCACCAAAACAAAAGGTCTTGTCAATACTGAACGTAACGTAACTCTGGTTGTGACGTCGCGTCACTCATCAATCCAATGGATTGACATGGCTTTGCCATGCTTTTGCGTATCAGGACTCTACCTTCCTGTTTCCTACAGCTATGGCTGATAGGAAAGGCAGAAGGTAGGTCTACCCATTGCCATGCAATGGCAGATTCGCAAAGCAACACGGGGGTTGCGCCTTGTGATTGAGTAATGACCATTTGGCCGTAGGCCAAGGGGTCGGCTGCCGCTCCCGCTTTTGGCAGCCTAAATTGCCGACAGTCGACTCGCCTGATTCGTGATCGAAGATCACTGGCGAGGCATGGTCGAGGCAATTCACCCCAGTCAGCTTCGCGTAAGTAAATCAGCGGAAACAAGTATCAGATATCAAAGACCACGACAGTCATTCGGATTAGTCGCTAACGGTAACGTGTCACGCAAGTGCGTGACGCATTATCGTGTTCCGTGCGACTAATGGCTCTGACTGTCTGTCCCAGAGGGTTGGTGACGCTACGTCATATCGCATGACGTTGCATCACCAAGTCAATGATATCTGAGTTTCCTGATGATGAACTGTAGGTGTTCAATAAATCATAAGGAGATATACAGATGACTATTGAAGAACAGGTATGTGAATATAACAAGATGAAGACTGAGATCGAGAGATTGAAGGAAGCATCGCAGTACTTCACATGCCGTGGACACATTGAAGTGTACACTAAGCTTGATGAAGCAATCGCTGACGCAGAGGCAGTAGCCTTTGCAAAGCAATATTGGTTGGTTCGAGAAGAACCAATGCTTCAGTTTGATGTAAGTAATGAGAAAGTAATACGATAAACCGCTACCAATCACAGGCAAAAGTCAAGTCGCGTTGGACTTGACTTGTGCCTTTTAGTGATTGGTTGGGCGGTGGGTGTCAATAATGACATATAATTCATTTAACATAAGGAAGAGAATAATGAATACTCAAGTAGAACTAAACGAAATGATCAATACAGACTTACAAGCAGCATACACTGGCGAGACACAGATCACGCTAACGCAAGCGTTAGCAACCATTTGTGCTGAGTTCTATGACTCAAGGTTACGATATGATCGAGAGTCAGGGACATACAAGGAGGTCAATGATCTGTACTATTCACAAATGGTGATGATCAGTGGTCTTGCCAACAACATATGGGCGCAGATGCATGATACACGCACCAACAAGCAAGGCTATGTCAAAGGTACAAAGCATAAGTTAGACCGAGCGACAGCGCAGCTGAAGCTGGTCGCAATGCAATGCGATGGGACTGAGATAGCCTTGCAAGCCGTCGACAGAGCCGAAGGCTGGGTCGAGCGGCTGGAAGCGCAGTATGCGGTTCAGGATGAGATGTATCATACTATCGCAGCAGTGATGGAGGTGGCGACAGGAGTCGCCCACAAGCCGCTTGAGCCTTGGACGCTTGACTCTGGCTCAGAGTCTGAGACAGACGTCAAGAAGGACGAGTTGGCTGCGAAGCTAGCGGCTCGTGGAATAACCCTCGGAGAAGAGGGTTATGTGCCGACGACCAACGGAGTTGGCGACAGCACGAATGTCAGTGGAAAGACCAATGACAAAGACGAAGCTGCGGAGCAGAAGAGAAAGAAGAGACAGTCGAAAGCAGCGTAAGAGAAGGGGGCGAAAGCCCCCTTTTTTTATGTAAGTTCTGATGCCGCCCAGAGGGGGGGGATCGAACTTTAATAGTATGCTGGAGCAAACCAACCTACCTCTTGATCCAGCAATTTTTAAATTAATTTTTTTTTTAAAGGATTTTTTTTATGGTAGATTTTGAAGGACAACCTGCATCCAATAAGCAGTTATGGAAACTAAACTCATTGGCAAATGATGTTTGGAATAAAACAATTCGCAAAGAAGTAATTGAGCATGGAGATGTACAAAGTAAATCAGAATCTTTGTACACAAATATTTCTTTGCCAATTACAAAAGATCAAGCAAGCTCATTAATAAGTTTGTTGATAGAGAAAGTTAATCTCCTCGATCAACACATCGAGATCCTCGAAGGGAAAATGAAATGAGTGAGCTTGTAATTGATGGTGTTAAGTTTCGCCAGAGCGGACTTAACAACATCGTATTGCTGCATGGAAAGCACAAAATTTCTATCGCACAACACGTTTCGCCATTGATGAAAGATGATCATGGTGAACCAATAACTTTACATGAAATATCATGTATAACTGAGAGCGATGATATGAGGACAATTTTGTTTAACCCAACCCCATTATCATTGATAAATTCACTATCAAAAATGATTGCTTGTCTTAACGAAAAAGATTGACAACATTTATTGTAACTGCAAATATGCAGCTCTATCAAACGAAAGGAGAACTATAATGTTTGATGCAATTAATACTGAAGAATGGGATTTCCCAATCGAAGTACACCCAACACCCAATGCTATTACTGGCGAGCCACTTACCAACAGTAAGCAGATCGTTCGAACAGATACCAATGAAGTGCTTGGCGTACATAAGAGTGCCTACAAACCTGTACTTCATAGTGATGTAGTAAACTCAATCGAGGACGCTGTGCTTGAGTCAGATGTATCCAAAGACTTTTATATAGATACCAAAGTCTATGAGAACGGAGCCAAACTCAAAGGCACTGTACACTTTCGAGACTTGTACATTGAAAACAAAAAGTCAGCACAAGTTGGTGACATAGTAAACTTCAAAGTAGATTTCTTGAATAGTTACGATGGATCTTGGAGCTTTCTACAAAAAGCAGAAGGCAACAGACTTATTTGTAGTAATGGTATGGTGTCTGGTCTTGCTATAGCTATGGCAAAGTTCAAGCATACAACATCTATTAACATAGAAGGAAGCTCTGATAAAATACAGATTGGACTCGAAACCTTTTTGAAAAACAAAACCAAGTGGGAAACTTGGACAGAAACTAAAATAAACAATGAAAATGTTGAGCAGTTTTTCAAAGCAACTGTGTGTAAAGCTTTCACTCGTCAAACAGGTGTAAGTAAAACAAACGAAAAACAATTAGAAATATTGCTTGGATTGTGGCAGTCAGAGAAAAGCCAGTTAGGTAGCAATCTATGGGCATTGTATAACTGTCTTACCTACTGGTCTACTCACACACAAGAGCAACGAACACCACACATTGCTAGCTTTAATAGAGAAGCTGATGTTGGAAGAGCTATACATTCCAAAGCTTGGACTGATCTGGAAACATATGGAGAGTATGCATGATTATAAATAACTTGATGACTATGGATTCATTTAATGTTGAATCTGTAAAAATAAATAAAAGACAAAGCAATGGCGGTAGATTTATTACCGAGTTTGTTTTCTATTTTACAAATCAAACATCAATAGAACTAAGTTGTTTCAATGAAGACAAACATATTGGCTTAGAATTGGGAGAGATAAATGACTGAGAAAGAAGAAGACTATGTGGCGCAGGTACTTGCGCCACTCGTATCATCACCAACAAACATTGAACGAATGGGTGATGATCTCAAAGCAATGAACCCACAGTTTAACAGAGACAAGTGGGTTGATCGAGCTATCAAAGCTTGGGAAGAAACAAACTTACCGAGGATTTATTATGAAAGTGGAAACGTACACTGAACAGTGTGAACAATGCAATGGCTCTGGAAAAATAACATATGATAAACCAGAGCTATGGATATGTAGAGATAGCCCACCATCTTTAGAAGAAGTCACAGAGGAATGCGATGGATGTGGTGGGTTAGGTGAAATAGTTTGACAAACTAAATATTCTTACTGCATAAGTGGAGCATGAAATCATATTTAAAACATCTGCAAACAACTGCGAACACATTAGATGTTAATTTACTCTTTGCTTTTAAAAAAGCTGGAGTACCTACATCAACATATTATAGAACAATAAATAATAAAACTGACCTGAGATATACAACAGCTTGTAAAGTTCTGGAATCTATTCATGATCAACACAAGATTGCCTCACAACTACAATCAAATGATAACAATGCTTATCGAAGCGAGGCACGAAAAGAAACTTAGCCAAGATAAACTAGCAGGTATCATAGGCTGCACTGAATCTTTGGTTCATAAATGGGAACAACACAAGCGAGTACCTTCTGGTTTCTTTCTAATGTGTTGGCTTGATGCGTTAGGTTACGATATTGAAATCACAAAAAGGGAAGAAAGGTAAAGCTCATTGCGTTGCTTGCGAACAATTATCTGAATACTTCGTAGCAATACTTAAAAATAATCATCGAAGAACAAACGTAAAGCATTGGTATGTATGCTTACGTTGTTATGAGGAAGACAGATGGCAAACAATAACAAGTCAAAAGGAACCTACCATGAAAAATGGTTTGTCAATTGGCTCAATGAAATCAAAGCGCAGATCAAAGCGAAACGCCAACCCCTCTCGGGCAGCTTGGGAGGAGAGTATTCAGGCGACATCAAGCTCACCATCAAAGACCAAGAACTGGTGGGAGAAGTAAAGTATAGAGACAAGTCAGGGTTTCCAAACCCTTTCACTGTCCTCGAAGGCAGAGACATTGCCTTCTACAAAAGACGGAGAGGAACTCCGCAAACGCTAGTCATAATGAGTGGCGAACAATTTCAAACAATAATGGAGAACTTAAATGAAGACTCGAGAAGAGGAAATGAATGAACAAGCTGAAGCTTTTCATCAACGATACCCCAGAGTGTCAATACTTTTTGTAAAGTTTACCAAAGAAATTATTGATCGAGGGTATCAAAATTATTCAAGCAAAGCTATCTTTGAGCGCATTCGTTGGGAAACAGATACACCTGACGTAGATGGTAAGTCTACTTTTAAACTAAGCAACAATCATACAACTTGGTATGCTAGAAAATTTATGGAAACCTTTCCACAATATAAAGGTTTCTTTCGAACACGCCCAAGAAAAAGCGCAGCCCAACTTGCTAACAATAAAGGTGAGTATACAAAAACGGAGGACTTCTATGAAACCTAAACCATTGTCACAAGTAGTGACCAAACAAATGTGGAACGCTAGTCTAAGCAGACCATCCAAAGAAATTTATCAACCAGACTTTGATCGAGCAAAGAACTGGAAGGTAGATACCTATCGAGTAAACGCCAATCGTATCAAAGAAAACAAAAAGATTGGCGAGCATTTTATCTATGGCAAAGAAGCTGCTGCTCTTGTTCACTATGGTTATGTAACTAAAGCAGAACTAGAACCGTATCGCACAGAACTCAAAGGCAGATACTATGATGCGTTTACAAAAGAAGCAGCCGACAAAAAAATAAAGATGCTCGAAGAAGCACAAGCTTATGGAGAAAAACATTTCAAAGAGCTTGCATCAACTGCATAAGTGCAGTAGTGTAAAACAAAAACGGAGAACTATATGGAACGCAAAGGTTTTATTGGCGGCAGTGATTGCGTCAAAATTATGGAAGGCGAATGGGAAGAACTGTGGGAAGTAAAGACTGGCCTCAAGGAACCAGAGTCTTTACTTCGCAATCTTCCTGTGCAGCTTGGCATACATACTGAAAACTTTAATCTCAAATGGTTTGCATTGCATGAAGCCAAAGCTGTTGTTGCACATCAAAAAGAATACATAGCATCACTTAATAATATACCAGTCAAAGGTACAATAGATGGTGCAATCCAAGGTGAAAATAATATTATCGAAGCAAAGCATACAAATAATTTTTATAATATGGACAAAGTTATAACCAAGTACATGCCACAAATACAATTATATTGTCACATTGCAAAAGCAGATGGGGCATACCTGTCTGTTATTTTTGGTAACAGTAAATGGGAGTGTTTGCACATTGCTTACAACCAAGACTATCTTAATAAGATGTGGGAGTTGGTCACACAATTCTGGTCTCATGTTCAAGACAAGAAAAGGCCAGTTGATCGTGAGGTCGAAACTATCTCCACAGAAAATATCTTGCTGGATCAGATGGTGGTGCGCGATGCATCAAGAGACAACGAGTTTGTCTCAGAAGCGCATGCCTTTATCAGCACACTCAACGCCGCTCAAGTCAATGACAGAGCGAAAAAGAATCTCAAGAATATGGTCGGTCATAACGAACGAGAAGTATTCTGTGATACCGTCAGACTAAAACGTGATAAACGCGGAGCAATCCGTATAACAAGGAGAACTGCACACAATGACAAAACTTAACTTTACTTCACAACTAATGAAGGCTCGGAAAGAAATAGAGCCTATCAAACGTGATGGGAAAAACCCACACTTTGGCAACAAGTATGCTACATTGGATAATGTAATAACTGCTGTTACAGAACCATTAGAAAACAATGGCTTCTTACTTTTGCATCGAGGCATTAACAATGAGCATGGTATGTGTATCACCACAGAACTTTTACATGTTGATGGTGAAAGAATATCAACAGACATACCTTTGGTACTTGGCAAAAATGATATGCAAGGCTTAGGCAGTGCGATCACTTATGCCAGACGTTACGGCATACTTTCGTTACTGAACTTGCCTACTGAAGATGATGATGCCAATGATGCTGTCGCGCGAACTTCGGTGCCGCAGTCAGGGCGAAGCACCGAAGTTAGTCAAGCGACAAAGTCTGTTGTAACCAAGTGGCCTAGCTAATTCTTGGGAACTCGCATTGCGGTTATCTCAACCTGACCGAGGGGCAGGTTTCCCAAGAACCCCTCACCAATTTTAACAAAAGGAGCCAGAAGCATGGCAGAATATGACAAAACAAATGATGGTGCATTATTTCCACCGTTCGAAGACATGGAGCTTATACTGCAAGGTAGTATAAATGTTGCAGGTCGAGACTCTCGCTACTCATTTGTAAGACGAATGACACGAGATCAAAAAGAATTGATCGAGGTCTTTGAGAAAGTTGGAGTTATGTTTCCAAATGACAATGACAAAGAAGGCGCACCAGCTTACACTGGTACTATGTATAATCCAAATGACAAACGTATGCCTTGGACTACACCGCCACTAATGAAACGCATTGCATCTTGGATACGCATGAAAGATGAGAAGCCATACATGAGTGTAGAAATTTCTGATCCACAACAGAAAACAGATTCGGGCTTGCCAAATGACAAGATTCCCTTTTAATAGAGATATAGTTCTCCGCATGGACACTGCCTGTTTTGTCAAACAAGACCATGCGTTTACCTTGCCGCCTCGAAAGGGGCGGCCTTTTTTTTGGAGTAAGTAATGACCGAAGATGAGCTAAGAAGAGAAATGCTTGCTGACGCAAAAGACGTAGCAGCTAGACAGAACAGAAAATTTGGAACGCCAATCAAAAAGAAAAAAAAGATAACCAAGAAAGCACTGACAAGAGGTGACGGTTGGCGCAACGACAAGCTAAAAGCCAGTGAAATCAAAGACATAGTATACTTCTTAGAAAGAGGTTGGTGTATTGGTTCAACAGCTATTATCTGTGGAGTAAGTAAAACTTCTGTCCACAATATTAAAAAGCAAATGTCGTAATGGATTTCTTTACGGCATTAGTTTTAGTTTATCATATTAAATCTGAAGAAACAGAAACAATGATTTGGTTTAATAGTTACGAATCTTGTTACAAAGCACAGTACGCAACAGATAAACTTTATAATCTAATCAATGGCACAGAAATGTACTGCGTTGAAAGTGACGTAGCCTCACGAATCATCAAACCAAAATGGAGACCAGAATGAATAGATGGTACATAGAATATAAAGATCCTCGCACAAATGATCCACAAAAGCATTTATTTGTTCATGCTAAAACAGAAGAACAAATTAAAGAAATGTTTTTAGAGTATGAATTAATTACTATAATTAATTCTGATTAATTTGTTAACTCAAAGTGTGGTGCATCAATGAATGGTCTTCTACCTTGCGACTCTCGAAGCTTACAATATTCTCTCATTGCATCTTCCATTGACCCTTCGTAATCACCAATCGAATCTATATGCCAAGCAGCACCCCAACGAATTTTAACACCAACAGCTTCAGCCGCTTCTTTCATAGCATCAGCAATATCATCATAAAGATTTAATTCCCAAGAAACTCTAGCCCCAACATAAGCTACAGTATCTATTGCAATACCTTCGAGATGTTTTGACTTCATAGTTTGAGATGCGCCCTTTTCAAAAAGTTCACGCTGTTGATCCATTGTTCGAAGGCCACCCAAATGAGGTATACCAAAATCAACTTTAGTAATTCCAATTGCATACTTAGCAACAGCTACTATTCTTTCATCAACACCTTCGAGCCTACTAAGACTACGTTCACTTAATTTAAAACTCATTTCTTAAATCCTTTCATTGTTCTAATTCCAAATGATGCAGCTATCGAAGCATACATTGCCCAACTAAACCATTGAGGCGCAGCTTCTAAATTCTTAAATCCCTGTTCCATGTATGGTTGCATCCAAGGCACGAAGCTTGCCAGAACAATAGCTATAAAACAAATTGTCCAAGCCTCATCTTTCCAGCTATCTGCACTAGCCTCGATAGCAGCTTGCTCCCAGCTAATTTCACCAGTAGCAATCTTCATTTTAGTCTCAGCTTCAGCAGCTTTAACCTTTGCTTTGCTGTCAATAAATGTTGTAGCTAAGTTTGCTACGCTTGAAAGTATACCAATCATTCTGCAATCCTATCTGTTTTAGCTTCTTTGCCTAGCCATAATGCAAAAGATGCACTAAGCATTGCAGTAACCAGCGAAACAAATGCGCTCTGTTGAGTTGTTGGATCGGGCAAAGTCATAAACCATAAACAAACTTTCCAAGTTAAAATAATCTGACAAAGAAATGCAAGTCTAGGAAGTATTTTTAATTGATCTATCGCGCTTGCAGTCAATTTTACCATTACAAACTCCTCTTGCTATGCGCCTTTCACTTGTTTGTATAACTAATTTACCATCATCTGTATATACAACAAACTTATTGTATCTAATTTCCACTAATCTCAAGACATTTTACCGCCATACTTGAATGAGTTACAATAATCTCTGCTTTCTTTGCTTCGATTTCACACTCCTCTTTGTCAGAAAATGTTTTTATCTGATAATATTTTAAACGATCCGTGTTTACAAAATGTAAAAATACTAAAACATAAATCATGGCAGATAGTCCCAAATGTCTAACCACCCCATATAATGAAGATACGCGGTAGAGCCTATAGCAGCCGCTGTGAGAAGCAAAACTATTGCAGCTACAGTAAGCCCTAGCTCAGCCCTTTGCTGCGCTTCACGCCTCGCCTGAGCCTCTGCTTCACGCTTCTCAGCTAAAACTTCCCTACGAATCTTTAATAACTCTAGGTATTTTGATCTTCCGTAGGTTTGAGTAATCCATTCTTTGAGTTCTTCTTCAGCCTCCGCAGCCTGTCGAAGTTTAGCCCAACGATCCAACGCCGTAGCATTTGCACTTTTGCTTGATACACCTTTTTTCTGTAGCGTTTTCTTAGCGTGGTCAGTTGCGTCAAAGAATTGCCCAATCTGTTTAGACAAACCAGCTACTGTTTTACCAGCAGCCAATCCTGTTTTGATACCAGCAAGAATTGTAATTGGGTCCATAGCTACATCGCATCTTTTCTAGAAAACTCCACAGTTTTTTCTAGTATAGCTATCCTAGATTGTAACTTAATAATCTGCATCATATGATCTGCCATGCCACCAAGATCTTCCCAGATCATTTCTGTTTCTTCCCAAAGATCACCAAGATCATCTTCAATATCATTTAATTTTTCACTGTTAGATAATATATCTCTTTGCATATTAACTTTATCTTGCACTTCTGATTGTGCAGAAAGCTGAGAAACAGTAGATTCAAGATTAGATATTGTACTTGCTTGTTGTGCAGTCCACCAAATAAACCCACCAACTTGAAGTATTACTACTCCAATTATGCCAATGCTTACTTTTGGTAAACTGTCCAAATCATGATCCTATAGCCGCATTAACTGAGGTCATATTTTCTGAAGTCCAATAATCTTTAGCAACCATAATGCGGAGATGTTCTTTATTATTTTCAACCATTTCATTCCACATGTCATCAGACATCCATGACAGTTTACTGCCGTTAATAAAATTAACAGAGTCTAACATTGCTGCATAATTTTTTGCAATCTGTTCTTCTGTTATAGTTTCTTCAGCCATTTGTTTATCCTTCCAACGTTACTATTCTAGCTTCTAAAGCATCGTTCTTTGCTGAGAGTTCTTGAACTGCTTTAACTAAGTGCCAAGTCAGGTTGTCCGAATTTACTGCAAGAACTCCTGTGTCTTGTTCGGTAACACACTTAGGGAGAACAGCTTGTAACTCTTGGGCTATAGCACTTACTTGCACACCAGACTTATCAACAATATCATTTTTACAAAGACCATCAGCTTCTATTTCAGATAAATCGTCTTCAGTTTTGTATTCATAGTTTCTAACTTTTATCTGATTAATTTCAGCAAGACCAATAGAACTATCAACAATGTTTTTCTTTAATCTTCTGTCTGAGGTTGTTGACCATGCTGAGTTATTTGCAGAGTTGTATACACCACTAGTTCCCATAATATAACCAGTGTTTGTGCCTTTACCTACTAGCGCACCAATTACCAACGATTGATAATTATTTTCTGCCGCCACATCAGCATTACCAATAAGAACATTGTAAGTACCAGTATCTAATTGATTAGCACCATTACTTGCATAACCTGCAGCGTTACCAACACAAACGTTGTAACCTCCTGTTACACCAAAACCTGCATAATGACCTAGACATGTGTTACCTACAGCAGTAGTTATCGCTTGCCCTGTATAATTCCCATGACAAACATTAGATGCTCCTGTAGTTAAGCTATCTAGAGTCGCCCAACCCATACCTACATTATTGTGAGCAGTAGTAGCGGCAGTCATCGCATTATAACCAACAGCAGTATTATAACCGCCTGTTGTAGATGCGTCTAAAGCATAACAACCCACAGCGGTACTTTGAGAAGATGTCGTATTATCCTTTAAAGCATCACATCCTACCGCAACATTATTTCCCCCTGACGTATTATAACGTAAAGCGTCATGCCCAAAAGCAGTATTACTTGGTTGAGTAGTTGCAGTAGAAAGAGCTTGTGATCCAAAAGCAGTATTATTTCCACCTGTTGTTAATGCGGCTCCTGCTAGTTCACCCATAAGAACATTACCAACGGCTGTTGTTACACCTGTTCCTGCGTTATATCCAACAGCAGTTAAACTTCCTGTGGTTACAGCATCACCTGCAAGACCACCTACCAAAGTGTTTTGTACACCTGTTGTAATTGCTCCTCCTGCACTATATCCAATAGCTACATTGTAGGTGTCTGTAGAAGAAGTGAAGTTTTGAGTCCCTAAAGCAAATCTACCAACCGCAATAGACCGATTACCTTTTGTATCAGCAGTTAACGCATTTTTGCCTATAGCTGTATTAAGGCTACCAGTAGTCAAAGCATCTCCTGCTAAACTACCAACAATAGTATTATCTGTTCCTGTTGTGACTGCTGTTCCTGCATCAACACCTACAGCTACGTTATAAGATTCTGCTCCTGCATTTTGAGTTTTTAATGCTCTATATCCTATAGCTGTACTGTTACCATTGGCATCTTCAGTCTTTAATGCTTCAAAACCGACAGCAACATTATTGTCACCAGTGGTTAAAGCCGTTCCTGCATCCTTACCAATAGCAACATTGCTACCACCAGTAGTTATTGCAAGCCCAGCATCTTTACCAATAGCCACATTGTTAGATCCAGTAGTTATTGCAGTTCCTGCATCTTTACCAATAGCCACATTGCTTGCGCCAGATGTTGCAGCAGCTAAAGCATTTGCACCAACCCCTACATTATCGTGACCTGTCATTATAGCACCGCCACCAGCACCATAACCAACTAATGTTGTGTCATCAGTAGTTGTTGCAGCATCGCCAGCTTTAGAACCTAATATTGTGTTCCTGCTACCTGTTGTAATATCGTGTCCAGCTTCATCACCCAAAGCCACGTTATCAGCACCAGAAGTATTTGCATTAAGAGCTTGATATCCAATCGCAGTATTGTCTGTTGCGGTAGTTGATGTTGCTAATGAACCATTACCAACTGCTACGTTATTGCTTGCTGTTGTGTTTGCAGTAAGAGCATCATGTCCAATCGCTACATTACCACCCCCTGGACTGCTTGCATCGAGGCTATTAAGTGCTGTAGTTCCAACAACAACGTTGTTTGATCCAGTAGCAAAGTTTCCTCCACCACCTACTGCATGACCACCAGCCGTTGATCCGTCATGTACTCTTATTTGATTTGATTGTGTATCAAAAGTAACTTCGCCTTGTGCGCCAGTAAACGCATCGTTATCACTTGAGTTACCTCTTCTAAGTTGTACTTGTATTGCCATTAGACGCTCCCATAATCATTTGTTGAGACAGTTGTATTTGCTACAGAGCCGTAATCAGTAACGGCAGTTAAAACTCCTGAGTTAATATTTGATGCCACTAAATTAATATTGGATAAAGATCCAGCCACATTGCCTATATCTGTTGCATCACCAGCAACGGCTGTAATATTAGAACTGATTGAAGCACAAGCAGTAATATTTGCAGAAATTGCAGCAACTGAATTAATATTTGTTAGTCCAGAAGAAACAGCTCCTATTGAATTACCTCCACTTAAGTCTGTTGCTACAACGCCAATATCAGTTGCATCATTTGCAACAGCAGTTACGTTAGATGAAATACCAGCAACCGTAGTAACATTTGCTTTTATTGCAGCCAATCCAGATATTGCATCAGTAGCTATTGTTCCATCTTCAATATCAGCAAGAGTTGAAATATCAGCACTTATTGCAGCTATAGTTGAAATATCAGATACTTGTGGACCTGCTTCAGGTACACCAGTAGAGCTATTAAATGCTAAAACCTTACCTTTACGAGTAGCAAGATCTGGAAGAGTTGTACTTACTTCTGTTTCAAAATCGCTTAATTGCAAAGATCTATCAGCTTGATCTTTTAAATCTGCATTAATAGCAATCATTCTATCTAATTCAGTATTTAATGCTGCTATATTAAATGGACCAACTGAAGGAAAATCAGTTGTTCTATCTAAACCAATAGAACGAGTAATAAGAACTGTTGAACCACCTGACGCTCCAGTAACAGATATTGTAACTGTGCCAGTAGATCCATCACCACCTGCTACAGTATAATGAGTTGTTATAGTTTTAAGAGTATTATCAACATAAACATTTAAATCATCATTATCAAAAAATTCAAATGGAACTGTAAATGTTGTTTGTGTAACACCTGCGCCTACAGAATAAGAAATTCTTGGATCATTATCAGTTAAATTAATTGTCATAGTTCACCTCTTTTTTTGGAAATAACAGTGAACAATAAAACTCACAACGCACAAATTAGTATCTACCGTACCCAGCAAAACCACCATCATCATCAATTGCGCTATCTAATGCTGATGTCATATCGTTTACCAAACCATGAATAAACCAAAGCCGCATATACGGTAGAGATCTAATAAGATCTTTAGTACCTTCTCCATAGTTACCTTCGTACAGTTCAGCCATGCCTTCATAATATTGCTGAAGTATAGATGGGCCAGCACCACCAACAGCAGTAAGTGCATTTAAATAACTTTCCTCTTCAGGAAACTTTGGACGAACTATACCCTCCATATAGTTTTGACCAGTAAGTGCCATTGACATAGCCATACTCTGATAAAAGAAATCTGAATAAATAGCAGCAACACCAGAGTAATCAAATGCTCTAGCCAACTTATCAGTCATAGGTAAATTTTCCCAAGCTCTTTGACTTCCTGTTGATGTCATAGATTTAAGCTCAAGACCGAGATAACCTAGCCCCATCATCCACATTGTACCAAACAATGGTGACTTCATTTGACCTGTTGTATAAGCAGCAATAGTTTTATTTATGTTTGCAAGTGTATATCCATAGAACTGAAATGGTAAACTTAATAAACCATTCTCTATTCTAGCAAATCCTTTATACTTTGGATCTTCTTTCATTCCAAACTGTCTTGCTATTCTCATAGGAATAAGAGCAACGCCATCAGCTAGCCTTGGTCGATCAGCAGGTGTAGCCATCATAATAGTATTCAAAACACCAGAAGATAAAGATCTTCTAAATGTTTGTTGTAATTCTAAATCAGTCCATTCATCAGTGTTTGCATAAATTAAACCTGAGTCACCTTTTTCCCACTTAGTTCCTTTTTGAAATGCAAGCTTTTTAGAATCCTCAATAGAAATATTGTTGCGTCTTAAATATTCTTTTTCCCATTTTTTAATTTTGGGTAAGTTCATTTCTTTAGCAAGCTTTGGGTTTGATTCTTTAATAGACATAGTAATTAACTGGTCTTGTCGAACTATGCCATCTAATCTTTTTAAACTTTTTGTAATCGGAGTAAGTAAATTTAAAATATAGAAAGCATCTTTGCCTCGCTCCCAAACATTGTGATACAATGGATTAGAATATAACTCATCGCTAAATCGCATACTTGTACTTTGCAATGCACCTTCTAAAGCTTCACCAGCTTTAGCAACTTCATCAGCAGCAAGCTTAACTCTTAGATCGCTACGAGATAAAATAGTTCTAAGAGTACGACCAACACCATGCTCTGCCATTATTCTACCAAACTCAGATATAGTAGAAAAACCAACACGACCCATATAATTAAGCGTTGCAACATCTTTTAATACTTGAGCTGTTCTTTGGCTCCAAGAGTGCGGCTCTCGAACAGCAGTATTCATTACTCGATCATAAGCTGTTCGTATATCAGCAACAACTCTATCAGCTTTTTCATACTTCATTCCTGAAGCAATTAACTCATCAAACTTTTCTTCAGCAATGTCATCCATTGTTTTGCTATTAAACTTAACAGCAAAAGAATAACGAGGCGCAACCTTCATAGTATAAGCCATAAAAGTAGTAATAGGATTTGTTTCTATAAACTCTTTAACTAAATAGTTAGGAATATCTAATTGACGGTGCATCATGTGTTTTGACTTGCCGTAACCAAAGAAAGAGTTTTCAAAACTTGTTTCATCAGACATGCCAAGAATATTATCTATTGTTTGATTTACTCTTTTTTCAATGTCTTTTGGATCTGTGCTTACTTTAATTCTTTCAGTTGGATTATCTGGTGACCATCGAATAACTTCAGGATTTTCTGAATACCAATCATAAAGTATTCTAAAAAACGCCTGTCTGTTTTTTTCAATAACTTTCTTTTTCCAATATCTAGGGTGAAAAATATCTTCATTAGGAGGTTTTACACCTGCTGTTCTTTGTGACAATTCAATATCTTCAATAGTTGCAAGTATGCCATCATAGTGCGCTTTGTATTGAGCAAGCCTATCTTTAACTCTATTTAAATGTTTTGCCTGACTCTTGCTAAGTCCAAGTTTTTTGCCTGACTTTGATTTTGCTTCGTATTTTTTAATTATATCTTCATTATTTTTAATAACACCTGCCCAAAAAGTTTTTTGTTTTTTAAAATGATCAATTGTACCAATTAATCCAGTGTCAATTAAACGAGTTTCCCATTTCTTAGCATATACATTAAGAGCATTAATAACTTCTTGCTCTATTGCGTTATCACCTTTTAATCCATCAATACGTTTTTCATTTATCTTAGAAACAAATGCATCAAACTTTTTTTGTTTACCAAATGGATAATCTAAAAACTTAATAATTCCTTCTGGTGTAGATCTTGCAAAAGCATTAAGCATTAAACCATATAACTGTGCTGTCTCAGCTTTGTATCTTGGTTGATCCATATGAACAGAACGACCAAGTGTTTGACCATTTACATGAGCATTGTGTAACTGACCAAGATCACCTTCTATATCATAGTGGGTTTGTTTTACTGTTATTGGAACAGCATCGTCCAACATATTTCTTTTAAATCCACTGGTAGCAAATTTAAAAAACCAACTATTTGTATACCAGTTTTTTACCAATGAAGGATCTGGTGGTGCATCACCTAAGTTTGCAATAAGCTCATCTGTTTCTTCTGCTGTTTTTTTAATAATTTGAGGAGCATTACGATTTTTAACAAATCCAACCATACTGCCCAAAGCAAAACCAGCAATGCCAGCCGTACCAATATTTAAAGCCGACATAGTAGGATTTCTATAAACAGGATCAGAAGCTGATTTTATAGCTTCTTCAGCAGTAGATAAAATAACATTAGCTTTTGCAACATTAATACCTGTTCCTATGGCTGTTTTAGTTAAACCAATAGGTAATGACACTAAATTAATAGGATCAAAAAAAGAAGATATTAATATATTACCTATTGAGGAATTAGCTAAAACTTCATTGCGAGCTTTAGATCTATCTATTCGATCAACTAAATAGTTAAGATGATCCTCACTTCGAGCAAACATAAGATTCATAGCATATTTATGATATGAAGGATCAAGCTCTCCAACAGCACCAACAACATCATAATCAGGATCAAAGTCCATCATTTCATCGCCCATCATTGTAAAGTTTTCAATGAATGGCGACCATTGCCCGACTATAGCTCCATACGTTTCGAAGAGACTCGCTTTGTCATCTACTGTAGCTAAAGGATCTCTTGTTGTAGCTAAGAACGGTTTTACTTTGTAAGCATCAATCATATATCACCTAGAATAACGGCACTGGTTTTGCTCTGTTACCACCAAGAAGAATAGTTGCCTGATCATAAAGTTCTTTTAATTTTTCTGGACTTAATCTTTCCTCAACAGAATCTGCACTACCAATATAATCTTTCATTTCATCAGATATTTGAAACGCAATAGTCATTTCTTTTTCTGTCCCTTCGTGAATAGTAATAGGTAATAATTCATAAGTACCTAAATTATCTACAAACATAAGTTTCATAGGCATAAAAGTTTGATCTTCTGGTCTTACAAGTTGAGGAAACATTGGCATCAAAACAACTGGTATTTTTGACCCTTCACCTGATATGTTTGCAATAGGTCTTTCATTAACATGATCGTACAAAGTAAAACCAAATTGACTAAGCTGACTTTCTACTGAGTTAATAAAAAACTCTTCTTCAGCAGGTGGTAAAAAAGCAGCTAAAGCATGACGCGTTTTTGATTTAGAACCTATTGGTCTTGACTGATCTAAAACGTATTTAGCTTCTTTATATCTTTGATTAAACTTTTGTTTTATTTCAGCCTTAATTTGGTCAGGTTTTAAATTAGAAGCTATTAAAAACTCAGT